TTCATGAAATCCTGATAAAAAAAAGGTCTTTGAGTTGTCCGGTGTAACCGTTATACCAAAAAAGGCAGCGATCATCAAAGCCGGTGTGGATGTGGGCCACTTTTAAAAAGACCTTTTTTGATATTTTAGCCTTGAATGGATAGAATTTGATGTGCATCTGTTTTGCTTTTATAAGGTTTCAGGCTTAACGCTCCTTTATGATGTACTCCCCCTTTGGTGGGTTAGGTAATGGCATCCAATGAGTGACAGTATCTGAACCTCTAAAGGAATCTGGGCTATCAAATACAGGTGTTCCATCTTCCTTTACTTTCACCATGTTTTCAATGCTAATAGAATTGCATCCCGCATCATATATGAGGACATACTCCCATTTTTCAGGCAAACGATCTTCTACGCTTATCCAGTCGGCTTCGCTGTTACGGGTTAGCCCTTCCCCGTCAAACACCTGTTCTACTATTTCCATTGCTTTTGAAAAACAGGACTGAATCAACAATTCATTTTCCTTGTAAACTATATTATCAGGGGTATTTAATGACCGTACATAGTCTTTTATTGCTTTCATGATTTTTTGCAGGTCAGCAGTAGTGCTACTATCAGTTTGTTGTGTCATGATTAATTTTTTAATTGTTTCCATTCATATCCCTTATGAGTTTTTCTGCCTCCTGAAATGCAGTGGCGAATAGCGCTGGCTAAGAATCCATCTCTCTCAGCAGCTAAGGAAGATTCATACGTTTTGATAACTACTCCGTCTTTTATTTTCTGTATTGCTTTTTTATTAAAATGATTAGCTAACCCAGTTTTGACTGAATGGATAATGTTTTCTTTACCAGTAACCCATTCCAAATTCTCTACACGATTATCATCTTTTATTCCATTGATATGGTTTACTTGCGGCTTATTATCTGGGTTTGGTATAAATGCCATAGCAACTAACCTGTGAATTTGAAAGATTTTCCAGCTTTCACCAATCTTAAGGCGAATCCTTTTATACCCTCTCTTGTTGTATTGGGATTTTAGAAGGGCTTTTCTTTTGTTCTCATGAATCGGCCTAATCGTACCACAATTACCTACTTCATACCAGTCTAAATTGGGTATTTGCTTGAATATTTCTATCATAATGATTGATTTTTATCGTTCCTTGCGTCGCACCCTTCAGGGTTAGGTAATTCTATTGGGCTTAATTCCCCAAGATTTGCCCCAAGTTTTGTGGAATTAGGTTTGATGCCATAAAAATATTCAGAGCATTTTAAGCACATTCGTCGAAAACTATCACCTGTTAATGAAATAGGTTCGCCGCAATACTGACAATCATCAGACTTTAGGGGTTTGTTTTGTAGCATAGTATCATTTGTTTTTTGTTTGCTGGTCTATTGGTATGGCAACCACACGATAAGGGATAGAAAAACCAATGAGTAATTGTTTCTTGATTACAAACGCTGTTTCTGGTACTCGCTCTCCATCCTTCCAACTGTGCTTACCTACTACGATATATTCAGGAAGGGTCTGTTGCTCGGCTTCGTAGGCGGCTAAATCGTCACGATGTTGCTTAAATTCAAGATGCACTCCTAACCCTGTTTTATAAACGTAGTCTTTAGGGTTCGGCTCTTGTAGTGTTCCTTCTTGTTTGAGGCTGTTGCTGCCCTCTATGTAGGTGTAATGATTCATGGCTGCTTAGTTTTGATAGGTTCTTTCACCTCTGTATAAACTTTACCCTCGCATTTTGGGCATACAACATCATTCCATGAATTTTTATAATCACGTTTAAGGATGCGCTCACTCTTTTTATGCTTATTTCGGCAACGGGTGCATTTCACTATTTGATCGGGATTTGTCATATAATATTTTTTTATTTGTAGGTGTAGTAGATCATAAATCAACTTATTTTATGGAGTAGGGGTTTATGCTGCATCCTGGTTAAATAGTCCTAACTGGCTTGTTCTTCAAAAGTTTGTATAGCTTTAAATATCTGAAAGGCTACGCCCGGCGGTATTGCATTTCCGTAGGCTTCAATTTGAGGTAGTTCATCGGAAACCCTTTCACAAAAGCGCAAAACTCTGGATTCGGTAGTGTTCCATCTTCGTAGCTCTCCCTGATAACTTCGTGAAAATTGCTTTTGTTTTTGGAGGTTCTGAACCGGCTTTTCGGCGCTCCCTTTGCTGTGCTTTTGCTTACTCTTGGCAATAATCCAGATGTGCCGTTCCATTGTTGGTAAATCGAAGGAGTCAGCCGTACAATCAAAAATGACCGGCCTTTCGTAGCCGACAGCCTCCAGATCGGAACAGATAGAATTGATTGTACTTCCACCGTTTTCACTAAGCAGTCCGTAAACATTTTCTGCCACAACCCAAACAGGGTGGATTTGTGCAATTGCTCTAAGCATTTCCGGCCAGAGGTAACGGTCATCGGCTGTACCCTTTCGCTTTCCGGTAAGGGAAAACGGCTGGCAGGGGAATCCACCGGAAATAATGTCGATTGTATTTGCATAAGGTGTAAAATCTGTTTTGGTGATGTCTGTAAATGATACAGCGTTCGGCCAGTAGTGTTTAAGAACTTTTTGTCCAAAGGGATTCCATTCGCAATGAAAGACGTTCTCCCACCCCATCCATTCCGCAGCCAGATCGAAGCCTCCAATTCCACTAAACAATGAGCCGTGTTTCATCTTTTCTTTTTTAGTTTCTCGTAGTAGGGGGTTCCAAATCCCTAAATAGGTTTTTGTAGTTTAATACCGTGTATCTTAAAACTGTGATACCTTGTTTAGCCGCTGCATTGTATTTTTCCGTGTCTCCTGTATAACCTGTAACCGTAGTATGACCACTTTTCTCACTCATCAATCCTTCGTATTCAATCCCGATCTTTAACCCACAGATAAACCAATCAAACCGCCACTTTCTATTTTCATCAAATACCTGTTCAGTTAAGAGGTGGTATTTATTAGCCCTGCACCAGTACCAAAGGTTTTTAGCTATCCAATCTTTTGTTTTTTGTCCTTTTTTTGATTTGCCCTTTTTAAGTGATTCCTTCCCCTGTTTTTGGTCGGGTGATACTTTCCCTTCATTTACCCTATATCCGGCAATGGTTCCGGCTTTCTGTAAGTCTTGGATATGTTTAAGGGTGAATCTCAAAACGGGTCCTCCTCCACTTCTTCTTTTTGTGGTTTGATAGGAATAAACCTTGCATCACTCTTTTCCTGAAATCTCATCTGCTGTGGTATAAAGTCCAGCGGAAGGTGAACGGGTGCGCCGTTTCTCCATTTGAGTGCCAGCAAATCGGCTTCGTTCTCTGTGGACATTCCTGCCTTATCCCCTTCCGTGTGTATCTGGTAGCCCGATATGTAATCCCGGTGCAGCATCATAACGATATCTGCATCCTGTTCAATGGCGCCCGATTCTCTTAGGTCACTTAATTTGGGGTAACGATCCTTTGCGCTCCTGCCTGTTACGTTTCTGTTTAATTGGCAAAGGACTACTACTGGAATATCCATCTCCATTGCTAATAGTTTCAGCCCTCTTGAAATACCTGCTACCTCCTGCTCCCTATTGTACTGTTTGTTAGCCCCCTGACTATCTACCAATTGTAAATAGTCGATCATCAGTACATCTACACCGTGTTGGTGTTTGAGCTTTGCTGCCTTGCTCCTTATTTGGTTGATATCCACTTTGGTCTTTGTAGAAACGTAGATTGGTAAGTTGATCGTTGTTTTGGAAATGATGTTGTAGAATCTTACCGCTTCGTTTTCATCTCTGAACAGGTTTCGGTAAATGGTTGAAAAATCAAACTCCGTTTCAAGGGATGCTAAACGGGCTGCTATCTCGGTATTGTTCATTTCAAGGGATACTATACCCACCTTGCTTTGCTTCTTTGCGATAGATACCGCCATCTTCCCCATAAGTGCAGATTTACCTACACCCGGCCTTGCACCTACTATGATCAATTGCCCACCCGAAAAACCGCCGTTTTCCCTGTCCAATGCTTTGAAACCTGTGGTGATTAGGTTTTTGGTTCCGGCTTTTACTTCTTCCTGGTGTTTCAGAAGTTCAAACATCAATTCATCCATGCTTTGCCATTCCTTTGAGTATTCAGCCCCTTGTATGGCGTTTAGTTCTTTGGTCAGCTTAAATATTTCAGCTTGTACGTCTGTGCCTTCATCGGGCATTGCTTTTAGTTCCATCATGCGTCTACGGCGCCACATATCCTTTAGCAAAATGGCTTCAAACTCAAGGGAAGCAGGAGAAGTGATATTAATTTCTAAAGTGGATAAGTACCAGGGTGTGTTGCCTGCCTGAAGGGTAATGTTTTGTTTTACCATTCTTTCCCAAAGGGTAGTGATGTTAATCGGCTGTTGAGCATCGTACATAGCTGCCATTTGCTCAAATACTTTTTGGTTGTCTACGTTGTAGAAGCATTTAGCATCTATCACTCCGTAGATACGGCCAAAGGCATTGAAGAGGGAACACATACCAAGTATGCTTTTTTCTATACGGTTAGAAAAGTGGATGCCTTCTTTCATGAGATCATTTTTAATGGTGGGTTAGAAGATTGAATTACAGGTGTCTCTTTTTTTACAGGCTCAAAGTTTTTTGATTTGGAGTGCCATGTTTCTAAGCGCTTCTTTAGGTCCCAGGTAGGGTTTAATTGAAACTTCATTCTACCCTTTTCGTCTTTCTCACTCCAATAGTTGAAAAAGGCCCTGATCATTTCTTTTGAATAAGTTGATAGGAAAGTTGCACACTCATTCATGAATTCCTTTTCGCTTAGTTTCTTATAGCTCTTTGGCTCCTCTTCCTTTCCTTTGTTTTCTTTATGTATTATGTCTGGAATTATTCCAGTAGTTGAGGGTATAATAGTACCCTTATCCATTCCCACATCCATTCCCATATCTATTGGCATATTTCCAGTAGTTGCGCCATTAGTAGTACCCTTATCTATTGGCATGGTTCCAGTAGTTGAGAATTTTTTAGTAAAGGAATAGAGGCTGTGAGTGCGCTTACTTTTGCCACTTTTGTAATAAAGTAGCCCTGATTGAATGAGGCTGTTTCTTGCTCTTATGAGGGTCTTTTGATCTATGTTCAGAACATTACACAACTCGGTATTAGATGCATTAAAAACATCTTCCCACTCAACATCATTGCATATAGCCACTAATTCATGGTATAGTGCTTGTTCCGTTGCGGTTAGTGGATGTTTCCTTCTGATCTTTCGAAGCCTTGTTGTCAGTTCGTAACCCGTCATTTTCTACTTGTTAGCTTTTACCAAAAATTTTCAATTCGTTTAGCTTGCCTTAACATTTGTGGCTAAATTTTTTTATGAAGCCTGTTTTAATAGTGTGCATAAATGGCTTCTGAATGATTCCTTTACCCTTAGAATCTCTTTTGCCCGTTGGTTGAGGCTATCTACATACTTTGCTATTTCTACTGGATCGTTTGAAATATAATAGCCCTTTGATGTAGCGATTAATCCAGGTACCAACCCTTCCGTTCTTACATAATTCACGATCTTACGAATACGGCTGTCTGTTGTCTTTATTCCTTTCAGCTTCAGGGCTGTTACTATCTCTTTGTTAGTAATAGCTAAATCAACTCCTACCTTCTTGGATATGCCTTTCAGGAAAAGGGGCAATACATTAGCCTTTTCATAATCACTTAGTTCGTGCGTTTGATCTTCAAAACCATTGATAGCCATTAGAAAAGATTTTGCTGTTGATTATCTTCTTTTGCCTCAACTTCAGGCGCTTGTTTAAGCAAGGCATCAAACCTCATTTCAAGATTCTTTGCGGTTTTTAAACTGTAAGCTGTTTTGCTCCTGAAGTAATTGTTTTGAGCGGCCCGCATCTCACGCCCTACTCTTACTATTTGTTCCAGTTGTTCTTTTAGTTCCATTAGATATCTTTATTTAAATAGATCATTATAGTATATACCCAAAGACCTAAAGAGGCAAAGAGTAACAGGTATATGATGAAGTAGATAAGTTTAAGCCGTTTCATATGGTTGGGCTTCTGCCGCTTTTAATAATTCTGCTACCTCTTTATTTATCTTGAAATGCTGGCGAACTGTATTAACCGTTATAGTGCCTTCTTTTAGCTTTGCTACCGTACCATTAAATTCTTTGGAGCCTACATTCAGCCAGGGTTTATTATCGTTTTGCTGAGGCTGCGAATTGACTACCGGCGCACTTGCTTTATTACCATCATCATCATTATCAATATTCAGGTTAAGAATAGCGCCTATAGCATACCTCCTTTGATAAGTTATTACCGATCCGGCTCCCTGTGGGTCATTCTTGGTGGGATGCATGAAATAGGTTGATTCCATCCATTCTCCTGAAACATGAAGCAGTCGTGTAGTCAGTCCGTGTTCCGCTTCTGGAAACTGCACAACGGTCAGCCCGTTATCACTTAGAGGGTCTGCAATGGCTGATAGGATGGTTGGCAAATCAGCATACTTTGACTTAAAGAAAGGATTTGATGAGGTCTTACCAATCTTACCCATCTGCTTATGAAATCCAAGCAAGGCCGATGCTATTTCTTTTACCGATGATGATGTTTGCATGATTAGGCGGTTTTAAGGGTTACTTTGTAAGTAGATGCGGATGTTTTGTAAGGAGGGTAAAGGGTTAATACTTCACCTTCGCTTGTCAGGATTTCCAAACCTTCTGCCGGTATTGTTTTCAGGAACTCTTTACGCTTCTTTAATTCAGCTTCTTTGCTTTCCAGTTCAATCTCTAATAACCGTAGTTGCTCATCACCGCAATTATCAAAATGGTACTTTGTGCCGCCTTCAATCGTTTCGATTTTGGTTCCTCCCGATACGGTTAGCTTGCCACTATTCTTTTCCAGTTCAACCCGTACCGCTTCCGTAAACTTTGGATCCGCTTTAAGGGTCTTTATATAGGCTTCCATGATGGATATTTGTTCTGCCACCTGTACGGCATATCCCTTTTCTTCTATGGCTTCAATGGTTATTTGTGCCAGTTGGTTAATGTCTTTTTTGCTTAACCCTTGTTTTAGTTGAAATGCTACCTCTGTCATATTAATTGGTTTAATGGTTTAAATTCTTCGCCTTCGTCTGTGGATGGAGTACCTGGCTCCCAGTTAGTAGTTCTCATTTACAGCAGTTTTGATTTTTTCCAATTTGGTTACATATCCTTTTTTCAAGTCCTCTGTTCGCTGTTCAAGATCACTTGCTAACAAACCTTCTGCACAATCCCTATCATAGCTATCAGGGAAGCGATCTTTTAGATAGACTTGTATCAATACAGGGAAATGTTCAAGCTGTTCTGCTGTGTTGCATTTACCTATATGAAAGGATAAAAAATCAGTAACGGCTTCTAAGTTTTCGTATGCTTTCATGTTGTGTTGTTTTTAAAAGGCAGGAGGTAGAAACAACCCGCCGATCCTTTAATCATTAAATTCTAATTACTATGGAAACTATCTTCAAAGCCTCTTTTCAGTTTGCTGTTCTCATGCCTTAGCATGATGTTATCTACTGCAAGGGCTATTATTGCTGCTATGGATAGGATTGTAAAAAACATTAGGCAGCGTTTAATAATTGAAGTAATACTGATTGACGTGTAGCCTCATATTCATCTTCACTACATGGCTCCGACCTGGCAATTATTGTTGTAAAGGATTGTACTCCACCAATTGTGATAGCTGTTGAAAAGTCGTATGTTTCCACCTTCACAATCGTTTTTTCATCTACAACTTTGATAAAAACATGATTACCATACTTGCAGAAGTGAGGCAGGGAAATTTCTTTTTTGATTTTTGTGTTTACTGATGCTTCCAATAACATGATGAAGTATTTAAAAGATTAATAAGAAGTTTAAAATATTAGCCGACTACCATCCCGTTTATTGCTCTTGGACTTTAAGGCGTTACAGTATTACAAGTCGCCCGTTCATCGGCTAATCAGATTATGCTCTACGCCCGTTTAATACAGGCTCAATATTTTTTTCCCATTCCAGGTGGGCGCAAATGTTTTTACATTCGTTCCTATCCAAATAAATAGGGAATTGTGAGTTTCTATAATTAGCCATCATTTCTTTCCAGGAGAACCACTCTATTTTTGTACGTTGTGTTGGAGCCTGTCCGTAGTAACCTACATGGGCAACAATACGATCCACACTCATCATCATTTCTTCACCCTGCAAATCCCAACACTTTATGAATCCGTGACGCTGGAAATATTCAGCCGCTTCTTGTTGTGTGCATAATAGGAAATGCTTTTCTACACCATACTGGTAATAAGAGAAACGGATAAAATCAGAACCTACCTCCAAGTAATCTTTAGAAGGCGTGGTGATGTTCTTTTTGATAAAAGAAAGTTGTTGTAGTTTTGTGTCTGTGCTGATCATAAATAGGTCTTTTATTTGTGATTGGTGAGGCCTTAGCTGTTGGTAGCAGTTGAGGCTTTTTTATTTGGTTAAATTGTTAAGCTGCGATTGCGTTTGATCTTGATAGAATGTATTGGTCTATACTTATCTTATCATAGAGAAAGGTGGAACGATTGAGTTTAGCATATACTATAGGGATCTTGCGTTCCCTGCAGTATTGGCGTAAGGTCTTTTTTGATAATCCCAAAACATCTACTGCTTCATCTTCTTTTATCCAAACCGGCTTTTTCATTTTGGCTTTCTCTTTTGTTTTTGCTGTGAAATGTTTAGCAAATAGTTTTTGAAGATTTACTAAGCGGCTAATTTTTGACGGATTTTGTCAATAGTTGCAGGTGATCCACTTCCTACGATCAAAACCCTACCCAATACATTCCTATCAATACCGATTTCAATAGCGGCTTCTATCAAAGAGGGTGTTGTCTTTACGTATTTACCTAAAGCCTTGATCTCCTCTTTTGACAGGCGTACGCTTTTTCGCTTCTGTTCCGTATTTTTATTAGTTGTTATCATAGCTTTTGCTTATCATTTGTTTTGCATAGCTAAGATACAGAAACGTTTCTGTAATATCCAAATATTCTACCGATATTTTTCTAATTAAGAGTGCAACTATCTGTAAATCAATTAGAAAAAAATCTAAAAAAGTTGAAAAATATCTGTAAAAATGACTTTCAAAGAAAGGATTATCGCATTTTTAGCGCACAAGAAACTATCTCAAGGGAAGTTTGAAACGGCTGTGGGGCTATCTAATGGCACCATAAACAATTTGGGCGAAGGGATGACAAGTCAGTCTATTTTAAAAATTCTGAAAGTTTATCCAGAACTAAACACTCACTGGTTACTAACAGGAGAAGGAGAAATGCTTTTGTCTAATAAGAGTAAAAG